CAATCGTAACTACCTACATCCGTGCAGCAATAGCATCCGTGCTTGCCCTGTACCTTGCAGGAACAACTGACCTAAAGACACTAGCATTAGCGGGTGTCGCTGCTGTAGCAGGACCAGTCCTAAAGGCGTTGGACCCATCAGCAACAGAATTTGGTCGCAATAGTAACTAGTAATATACCCCTAATAAGGCTTTAGAAGCCCCTTAGAGACAACGAAACCCCCTCGCCTAGTATCACTACTGGGTAAGGGGGTTCTTTTGTCGTTTTAAGGCTTATGCTTCTTCAAAATCAAACTCATCCCACTCGTCCATTAAGGCTCGCAGATTATTGTCGTGTTGCTTTTGTCGATACTCATCAACCAAAGACACGGTTAGGTATACAGTTAGGGTTCCTAAAGTTGAGCCAAAAAATACAGCCCAAAATGTATTATTTACGATTTCCGACATAGTACTCCTTAGATATATAATTAATTATATACTATACGATAGACCCCTTTGGGGTCTTTATATATTATATTAATATCAATTATACACATGGGTAGCAATCTATGGAAGTCAGATGTGATTTCCATCTAACTCTACACCTGTGTATAATATGTTTAATGTCAATAAAACTTGAAGAATATACATTACCAGAACATATATCCTATAGTGCTTTCAGCACCTATTTAACCTGTGGATATCAATACTACCTAGGTAGATTATTGGCAAAGCAGGAAGAGCCGTCTGTTTGGTCTGTAGGAGGTTCAGCATTCCACTTGGCTTGCGAAACCTATGATAGGGATAACCTATGATAAATGATGTTGACAATTTATGGACAGAATCTTGGAATGCTTGCAAAGGTAATATTGATTTAACTAATGCTCGCATAGGTGGTAAGGCTACCAAACTTAATCCTAACAAGGAAGATATTAATTTTTGGCAGACTGCAGGACCTATGTGGGTTAGTGAGTATATTGCTTGGCGTAAGCAGAATCCTAATTGGAAGATTTGGATTGCCCCAGATGGCAGACCAGCAATAGAATTGGAACTAATGCCAGTAGTGGCTGATGTTCCAGTCAAGATGGTTATAGACCGAATCTTTGAAGTTGATGGACAATTAGTAATAGTTGACCTTAAGACTTCAAAGAATACTCCAACTAGTACTTTACAACTAGGTTTTTATAAACTTGGTTTAGAGGTTACCTTTGGCACTGATGCTTTAGGTGGCGAAATTAATTGGGGAAATTATTACATGTCTCGCGGTAGCAATACTGTAGAGATGGTTGATTTATCAGGATATACATATGACAAAATGGAGTTCCTGGTAAAAGGATTTGACAAGGCACGAAAAGCAGGTATATTTTTACCCAACACAAACTCTTGTCAATACATGTGCGGACTTACCGCTCATTGTGAATTCTCAGCAAAGAAGGAAGCATAATGGCAGAAGACTGGAAGTTACAAGTATCATACAAAACAGGGACTGGCGATTTAATTAACGTTAGAGCCAACACGGCAGACGAACTTAGTGTATTGCTTGAGGGCATTGGCGACTTTGCTACTCAAATTGCAGCAGTACAAAGGTTGGTGGTGGGAGCATCGACAACCGCCCCTTTATCGACGTCGGGTTCCATTACAAACACAGAGCCACCGCGCTCCTCCGCACCACCCCAGGCGACACCTCCATCCGCTGGGGCGGGACCGACATGTCAACACGGAGCACGGAAGTACAAGTCGGGAATCTCCAGCAAGACAGGAAATCCATACGCGATGTGGGTCTGTCCGATGCCTCAAGGCGCGGACCAATGCAAGCCAGTAAATTAGTAGAAGAACAGTTTCCGTTTTAGCAACTAGGTAGGGGGCAGTAAAATGCGTACATTAGTTAGGTCTGTGGGAAGGGCCTCTATTGGAGGGGAACCTCTACCTAGTTGTTTTAAATCATTTGAAGCCTCTAAAATTATTATTAGGCGGGCAGAGGTTTCAATGTTTGCGGGTGCTCCTGGGGCAGGTAAATCAACACTTGCCCTAGCGATAGCACTAAAGACTAGCGTTCCAACTCTTTACATATCTGCTGATACTAATGCACATACAATGGCTATGCGATTAGCATCAATGATATCAGGTAAGAACCAAACAGATGTTGAAGAAAAACTTAATAATGATATTGGCTGGACTAAGGCTATCTTGCAAAAGGGTAGTCATATAGTTTGGTCATTTGATTCATCACCAACCTTGCAGGACATTGATGAAGAAGTACAAGCCTTTGAAGAACTATGGGGTTGCGCTCCAACATTAATAGTTTTAGATAACTTAATGGATGTAGCCACCGATGGTGGTGAAGAGTTCGCATCAATGCGGGCTATTATGAAGGAGTTGAAGTATCTTGCTAGAGCAACTAACGCTGCGATTGTCGTACTACACCACACTTCGGAAGCAGTTCCTGGGAATCCTTGTCAGCCAAGAAGCGCGATACAAGGGAAAGTTTCTCAGTTACCTGCCCTCATATGTACGCTTGGCACTGTTGGCACGTCGCTTGGCGTTGCTGCAGTCAAGAATCGCTACGGAAGAGCAGATGCGGGAGGGACGCTTATGACTTGGCTAGCGTTTAATCCTGAGTATATGTATGTAGAAGATATACCAGAGAATTCATAATGTTACCTAATGGAGCGTATAGACGCAGGTGTCAACGTCCTGGGTGTAATGAATATGCATATTTAAAAGTTGGAATACCATATAAAATTATCTTATGCCCCGACTGTAGGCAATCGGAGTGGACAGATGACAACTAGGAAATCACACAAAGCCAGAGGAGCAAACTTTGAAACCGACTTACGAGATTATTTTAGACGAATTGGACTTGATAGTGAGCGACTTGCTAGAACAGGTGCAAGAGATGAAGGTGATGTTGTTGTCCGCTCAGACTTCCTTGGATTCATTGGAGTCATTGAAGCAAAAGCCCCAGGTCAATCAGGTCGCATTGACCTCTCTGGTTGGACGAAAGAGGCTCAGATTGAAGCAACGCATTATTCAGAGGCAAGAGGAATTAAAAGGACATCCGTCTTACCTGCGGTCATCATCAAAGCCCGAGGAAAAAAAATAGCAGATTCTTATCTAGTATTAAGGTTAGGCGATGTATTTGACGGATGATTTACCAGACATAGTCTTAGTGTTAAAGCACTACGGTGCTAATCCACCAAGGACTACTGGACAGGTTAATTTGAAGTGTCCTTTCCATAATGACACTCATAGTTCAGCAAGTTTTAACACTAAGGAAAACATATTTAATTGTTTTGCTTGTGGAATGAACGGCAACAGTTTACAGATTATAGCGAAGCAGGAAAGGGTGGACATACGTGAAGCAAAATCTTTCGCAGAAGGAATTACTGGGCAAAGCAACGGCAAAATACGCGGCAAACATTTATCAGGCGGAAGATTACCTAGTAAGCAGGGGAATAACAATGGAAGCGGCACGTCTGGCTCGATTCGGCGTAGTAGAGGAGCCTGAAATTGGTCATGAAGCGTTCCAAGGTCGTCTCTCGATTCCTTACATTACTAAAACTGGTGTTGTTGACTTACGTTTTAGGTCGCTTAATCCAGCGGTGGAACCGAAGTACATGGGAATGACTGGTGTTGAAACCAAGATGTACAATGTATTAGATATTGAAAGAGCGGGCGATTGGATTGGAGTATGCGAAGGTGAATTGGATACAGTTACTCTCAGTAAGTGCGTTGGCATTCCTTGCGTTGGAGTTCCAGGTGCGAACTCGTGGAAAAAACATTACACAAGACTCCTCGCAGATTTCGAAAGAGTATTTGTCTTTGCGGATGGAGACCAACCAGGAAAAGAATTCGCCGCATCTTTGGCAAGAGAATTACCTGTCACAATTGTATCGATGGGAGATGGAGAAGACGTCAACTCTTCCTATGTCAAATACGGTTCCCAGTTTATTCGAGAAAGAGCAGGACTAAATGAAGGATAAAATCCCGCCATGTAAAGTATGTGGTGAACATTTTGATAATATATTTGAGGCTACCGACCATCTAATAGATGATGAAGGTGGCGAATATTTTGACCCTAAACTTATACTTCCAGGAGGATATCAATTAATGATTGGTTCGTTACTCCGTTGTATATATAGTATGGCAGATAATCCAGAAGAGATTAAAGGTATTACTCAATCAACTTATGCTACATTATATGCTGCTGAATCTAGCCCTAAGAAAATGAAAAAGTATATAGAAGATATAGTTATTCATGAAGAAATGCGTCAACTTGATAGCGAACTAATACATTTACTAACAGAAACCGACGAAGAAGAAGATGGAGAATGAGGAGATATGGCAGATTATAACCCACTTGGAGGGACAAGGTTTCCTTATAACCAACAAGAAGATAGAGCAGAAATCGCTCATATTGACGCTCAAAATACCACTTTTGAGTACCATGTTGGAAAAACCTACCAAGAATTATTAGACTTATTGCTGTCTAAACATAGAGATTACGGCTCAAGAAATATTGCTGACGCCCCTGGCGGTGCCATCAATGGACTTCGTGTTCGTATGCATGACAAGTTGGCTCGTATCAATAACCTAGTTGATAACAAGCAAAGTCCAGAACATGAATCATTTGAAGACTCATTCAAGGACATGGCTAACTATGCAATCATAGGATTGCTAGTACTAAGAGGAGAGTGGGACAAATGATTGAGATACTATTTGCATTTCAATTACAATTAACGGCTCTGCTGGCTTTGATAGCAGCACTATTAGGACAGGGATAATATGAAAATATTTGGACCTTATAAAGGTAGTAAACAAAATGGTGGTCGTCCAATCTATGTCATCAAGCGCAAGAAAAAAGATGGCTCAACTGAGACTACATCTACAAACAAAGCCCGCTTAGATTATAAGAAGGCTACTGGTAAGAAGTTAAAGCGCAATCAAGAAGTAGACCATGTAGATAATGGTGGTCGTGCTGGCAAAGATGGCATTAAGAACTTGAGAGTGCTATCTAAAAGTAAAAACGTAGCCAAAGAAAACAAGAGACGCGCTAAGAAAAAATGAAATTTGCGTATGCTGACCCACCATATTTAGGTATGGGTAAAAAGTATTCTTCGCTTCATGCAGAAGCGGAGATATGGGACGACCCTAAATCTCACACTCAATTAGTTGAAAGATTAACTGATGAGTATCCTGATGGGTGGGCAGTATCGCTATCAGCACCTTCATTAAAACTATACTTATCTGCATGCCCAGATGATGTTAGAGTAGCAGTCTGGGCTAAAACATTCCACCAAATAAGGGTAAATGTAGCCATACAATACGCTTGGGAGCCTGTAATATGGCGTGGTGGGCGTAAAGAAACACCAGTTAAACCAATGATTAGAGACTGGCATTCAGGTAGAATTGCTATGAAGAAAAACTTTTATGGAGCCAAGCCATTAGATTTTAATACTTGGATATTAAATTTATTACAATATAAAAAGGGAGACACTTTAGATGACTTGTTTCCTGGCAGTAACAGTATGTCAGAAGCAGTTAAACTAATAGAGGAAGTAGCCTAATGAAAAATATCGTATGTATTTCAGACCTCCAGGTACCGTATCACGATGTAGAAGCGGTGAATGCAATCGCAAAGTTTATTAAGTGGTATCAACCCGAAACTGTTGTATCCTGTGGTGATGAAATGGATATGCAGACTATTAGTAAATGGAGTAAGGGGACTGAGTTAGAGTTTGAGCGTTCTATTGGACGCGATAGGGACACAACTAAGAAGGTACTCTATGACTTAACTATTGAACATATGATTCGCAGTAATCATACTGATAGATTGTTTAACACAGTTGCTATGAGAGCGCCAGGATTACTTGGCTTACCTGAACTCCAATTAGAAAATTTCCTAGGACTTGATGAACTAGGTATTAAATACCACAAAGACCCATATGAACTAGCCCCTGGCTGGTTGTTAATGCACGGCGATGAAGGTAATGTTCAGCCTACTGCTGGAGCCACAGCCCTCGGATTAGCCAAGCGTAGCGGTATGTCAGTCGTCTGTGGACACACGCACCGCATGGGATTGACACACCACACTCAAACATATCGTGGTGGTAAACCTAGAACTGTTTGGGGTATGGAACTGGGTAACTTAATGAATTATGCTAGCGCTAAATATATCAAGGCTGGCTTATTCACATGGCAACAAGGCTTTGGTATCCTTCATGTTAATGGTAAGACAGTAGTTCCAGAGTTAGTTCCTATTGTTAACAAATCATTTACTGTAGAAGGTCGAACTTTCAAGTGGTAGATAACAAACATCTTGAATGGAAGCGTATAGAAAGATGGGACTACATTGTAGTTGCCGTTGCTTCTGAATACCATAGAAAATATGATATGGTTGAGTTAGAAGATATCAAACAATCATTATATAAATGGTTCCTTGAGCACCCAAATAAATTAAATGAGTGGGAAGCAATAGGAGAAAAAGATGCTAAGAATCTAATCTATCGTTGTCTTCGTAATGATGCATTGGATTATTGTTTAGAGTGGAAAGCCAAGTCTGCTGGCTATGAAACTTCAGATGTATTCTTTTATGAAGCAGATATAATCGAAGCACTCTTACCCTCAGTTCTACGAGGTGAGTTTGGCGTGTCGCATAAATTAAATCTAGTCGGTCCAAGTAAGCCACCTGCTCCTGCCGAAGGCGGTAACATGATGGTAATGATGATTGAAATAGATAAAGCGTACCGTAAACTCAGCACCGAGGATAGGACGGTACTATTTTACAGGTACGCTGAATCTATGGACTATGGCGATGTCGCTACTGAGATGAATTTAGGTAGCGAAGATGCTGCTCGTATGCGCCATAATCGTGCAGTCAAAAAACTTATAACTAGAATCGGTGGATTCCGACCTTGGTCAGATAAAGATTTTGACGATAAACCTACTGACAGCACAGAAGAGAATCCAACCATACCACCAAATGAGGATAGCGAGGATAGGGATACTCAAAGGACTGACGAAGATTAAAAATCTTTTAATCAGATTGGATACTCCTGTTCCATGTAGTTCTTGTATTGTTCCAATGCTATACCAAACTCCATGTTCTTAATCCTTTTGTAGCCAATTAACTGTGCTGGTGTAATTAAGTGTCCTTTTGATTGGTTTGGTGGTTGCTTGTTCTCTATCGGTCGACCACAATCCCTAACTACATTTATTAAATGGTCTCTTGGCACTATAATTACATTAGTATCCAATATAAAAGCCCAATGAGTAGCCTTGCTTACCGCTAAACCTGATGGCTCCCATTTTCCACTTCCTTGATAAAAACATGACTCTTCTATAAATAGATTACCAGTTTCTATCCAGCGTCTATCTGTCTTAACTTCTACTGTATCCATGTGTAATAGGTCGGCAAGTTTACTCTCGCCTATCTCCCCATCACGCAGGTCTAAGTCCCAGTTAGAGTTTTTCATTTATCCTCCTGTTGAATAAAATCCAGTCCCATTAAACTTGACTGGTGGTGCATGATACACTCGTTTCATTTCTGTATTACAGTTATCACATTTTGGCACAACTTCTTCCTCTGTCATGCCGCGTTCAATAGTTATCATCTCGTTCCCAAATGGGCATAGATAGTCATAACTCGCCATTAGTACCACTTATTCTTTTGCCAGAACTTCCATGCGTTACACGGGGTTCCATAGCGGTACGAGATATAATCGAGTCCTCTGTCAATTTGCTCAGTTGGGTTTGTGTCGGGCGAAAGTCCTAATATCTGTGGTATACCACCTGCGTTTTTACCCATGACTTTGATACTATTATAGGCTTCATGTCGCCAGTTTGATTCCTTTGTCCACAGTTTATCCAAGCACAGCCATTGGTTATGGTGCCATGCAAGTAAGGAATCTCTTGCGTATAATTTACTGTCACTAGCAGTCCATTCTTTTTCTGCTGGCAAGGTTTCTACTTTAGTTATCCCTGCAATAGAAAATATTGCAATAAAGAATAGCAATAATCTCTTCATACTCACCGCCTTATTAGGTTTCTTGTCAGGTTGTATAGTTTGTAGGCTCGGTAAGATGCACTACCTCTAGATTCACTAGGTTTAATCCCAGCCATCTCTAAGCGTTCAGCAGCCATTTTACCGCCCCATATCCCAAATGGTAAGTTACCCCACCCAGTTTTACCTGATGGCATATGCTCCATCTTCATGCCTTCAGCCAAGCATTCTTCTTTGACAGGGCATGAGGAACATAATTGTAGCGCATAGTTTATCTGTGATGTAAGTCTAACAAGTGATTCCTCAGTAACCCTACCTACGGGAGGCTCGGGAAACCACCAATCAGGATTCTCATCATTGGTACAATTACCTACAATCATTCGTACTCCTGTTCTGCTGGGTCAACCCATAGGCTCTCGCCATAGTCTGCCCAAAATTTGGCTAACATCTCTTCTTGCTCATCTTTGTCCGTGATATCAGGTGGTCGGTTAGTCATCATCTCCCCACATTCTATCAGGTCCATCATCTACAACGCAGTCATCATCTGAATCGTGATTAGAATCGCACTCATCACAGATAGCAGTTCCTAGCGCAACTGGGTCGCCATCAAGCCACATTGGTTCACTCATCTATCCTCCTTAGATGTCTGAATTTCAGACAGTTAGTTGTGTATTCCGTACTCCCACAATATTCTTATGAGGGCAGCGTTAAGTTCTTTTTGCAGGATTTTAATTTGCTCATCATTCATGTTAGGCACATCAGACTTTCTGACTCGTGCTTCCCACACTACTTCTTGTATAGTTTCCATCACTTCTCCAAGTCTGTTATACAATCAAGTACATACTCAAACTCAGGTCGGTCTGCCTCAGGTGGCGCAGATGTATCCCAAAACATTGAGTACCCATCATGGGAATCCCAATGTAATCTACCCGAGAATTGGTTGGTTCCATCATTCATTATGATAGATTTTGTGAAGCCAGTACTCATCTTCTCATCAGATGATATCATGTATGTATCCATTAGTTCGCTAATCGTTACTTCACCCGTCAACTTGCACCCCCATGCTAATTAGCCTAGAATCTATTACCATACTTGTAGTGTCATAACTTTCAGCACCCTCACCATCTGTGCCTTCTTCCCATACTGAAGCCCCTTTATAAGTAATATAAGAGCCATCTCCATATAGACTCATAAGTAATGCGCCAGCAGCAAAATCATATACCTCTGCTATCACATCACCACTTGGGTGGTGTACTTTTAGTTTCATATCTATCCTTTCATGTGTCTGATTTTCAGACACCTAGTTTTTGTAGTACTAACCTAGCATTAGCAATTATAACATCATCTCGCTCAGTAGTCAAATTGGCGATAGATATTAGTTCTATAATTGCTTTTCTGACTTCTTCCCTAGAAGCCAAAGTCATATTGTCCATTGTATGCTCCTGTCATTTGTTTGTGTCGGGTGTACGCTTCGTAATCGGGAGACCAGCACATGCACCCGTCATCTTTGACCATAGAGCAGTCAAAGCATGTACCGCATTCTTGACAATGGTATGCTTTGCCATCATCTAAGACTGGTTCACCGCAACCATAGCATATGTAATCGTCCTCGACAGTATTGCCTATGTCGCTACCATCACCATACCAGTTGAAATACTTGCCATAACCATTAGACTTGTAGCCGTCATTAGACCACCAGTTGCCATCATTATCCCAATGACCTAAGTCCTCGTTGACAATGTAGCAGTCATACTCAGCGTTAGGGTCTAAGGTAAACACCGCTATCTTGTTGCCACTAGACCACTTCTCTATCATGCCGTATAGATTAGGATTATCTAGTGCTGTGATACCACCCATAGATGGAAGGATATCCTCAGCAAAGATACGCGTATCACTACGCTTATCAGTAGGCTCGATATGTACATCTAGAATACCATTGTGCGCTAAGTAAGTCAGGTCGCTACCACCTACCTTGAACGGGTGGCAATTCTCGTCATTCTTAACACCATGCGTGGCAAATCTAGCATGATACATGGCATAACTATTTGGATACTGTTTGCGTACTTCCAGGAACTCTTTGATTATTTTCTTAGAGTTCATACCTTTGCCAGTAATAATCTTATTGCCAGCAATTACAGCATAGCCAAAGCCATGCGGATTATTACAAGAAGCATTCTCTAAATCCTTCTTGCGTGGTGTGCTATTCGGGGAACTTACTACTAGTAGACACATCTTCTTTCCTTTCTATCCTAGTTAAAACAGTTGAATGTATTTGTATTCTTTCAATAAGAGATGGGTATAGGTCGGGCTTACTCTCTATGTACTGTCTGAATTTCAGACAGGATAGACCATCATCTCTAACTTCTCGGACACTCATTACTCTAGTGTACTCAACGCTGGCATGCGCTAAGTCAATAGCAGACTTAATGAATCTCGGATTCAGACTGCCTCTAAAGATTCTTATCTCTAAAGTATTTCTGTTATTGGTATTGACCGCAGAGTATCTATCAGAACCATGTCGGTCAAACTTATTCTTAAAGGACTTCTGTCCAGTATTAGGGTCAAAAATATCATCAAACTTAGCCCAATGACTAGATGACCTACCAGCAAGAACCTCATAGAAATCCTTGTTGTTGTATACCAACTGTAAGAACCTGTGTTGGTGTGAACCACTATTAAACCCAGCACGAGAAATATGTACATGAAGCCCACAGGTTTTTGTACCCCATGCCATCATGCCGTATTCACTCTTGAGTTTATCTATGGTATTCCATAACCTATCACCATCTTTCATAAAGTAACTATGAGATAATGGGTGTGTTACTATCTCGAATCCACACTCAAGCGAGCCGTCAGATTTAAGATAGGCTAAGTCATACATTTCTAACTGTTGTTGAGCATATTCGGCAGCCGACCTTCTATTACTATAATCGCCACCTCTTACCTCAGTTTCTATTTCTATACCAAAGTACAAGCGTGTCTGCTCGTCATCTGATTTACGAAAGATAGGGTCAGGTCGATACGAATAATCATGTATCGTTCTGCCATCATTATCACCATCATGGTCATAATCACAACCATTTAGGTAGGTATTATCGCAGTCCTCGCAATAAGAGGTATTATCTTCAAAACACCTCTCACACATGGTACTGTCGCTATCATCTGTGCCATAGGTATAACCTGTGAAGTAACTATCGCACAAGTCGCACCAATGAGCGTCGTTACGGGTGCAACCTGCGCACCATACTTCACCCTCTACGTCATTGTACTCATCATCAACAGTTATTACCTGTTCACAATGGATACACATTACTACGCAACTGTCGCAGACAGGGTCTCCGCTACTGGTAGTAGTGCCGTCATCATCACTATTTAATTCAGTATTACAAGCAATACAACACTTGAGTTCTACTTCATCAACAGTATCCATCTCTATCCTTTCCGTCTGATTTTCAGACAGTTCTTGTTGAGTGGGATTAGTTTACACTAATTCCTTCTCTTTGTCAATTCTACGCTGGACACTATCGAGAATTATATTCACGACTTTATCGCGTAGATTATCAGCATTTTTAGCACGAGCCTCAAACCCATGCCTATTATTAGTTATGGAGAATTGGCGTAATGATTCCCGTATGGTTTCTAGTTCATCTCTAGAAAGTGCAAGGATAATATCATTAGCAAAATCTACATTACTTGATGACATTTGATTCACGGATTAAGCGAGTAAGTTTAGCATTTTTGATAGCGGTGGTGATTACCAGCGTGGTGCTAGTAGTCAGCGCAATAATAATTGCTATCGTATCTGTTATCTCGATATACATGATTACCTTTCGTTAAGAGCGTCTGATTTTCAGACACTAGTGGAAGTGAGGCTCAGGGGACACTTGCTACAAGTAGCATGGAACACAGAACCCCACTCGCGCCCACCATAGGAATTGAACCTATAATAACACGCACCAGCGTGGGCTGTCCAGTTGCTATTCGTAGTCCGAGTCCGAAGCAACTTCCTCAAACAAATCATCAAGGTCAGTCATATCAACCTGAAAAATATCTTCGGTTGCCATAATCTCGGCTACTTCTTGCTCGGTCATGAAGTCTAGCGCAATATCGTCAGGGCTCATAATGCTAACCCCATAACACGCAGATATTCAGCATTAGGCTTATTACGATTTTCTTGCTCTAACTTGTTGCGTTCTACTTCATGTTTCATATCTATTTTTTGCGCTAATTTGATTAACGCATTTTCTGTATCTTGGTCTAGCATTTTCATTTTCCTAACTGTCTGATTTTCAGACACTAACTCAGGACACATTTTTCCTAAGTGGCTCTAGTATAACATAGTTCAGCCCCTAAGTCAAGTTGAGGTTAGCCTTCGTCTGATTCTCAGACACCGCGACCATTGGCTAGTTTTCGTGTGGTTTGTGTTGGATTTTTTTTGCATGACCGCTTGCTAGTCATCAGGGGGTAGTAGTTTGTGTTGGGCTGGATAGTTTGTGTTGGGTTTGTGTCTGGGCTGTGGATAACTCACAACGCGTTCGGGCGTGTCTAGCTAAAAAAAATAACCCCACCCCCGAAGGGGTGAGGCTACTTTCGGTTTAGGTTTAGGCGTTTACTTTTGCCTTAGCCTTGCTGTTTTTGGCGATAGTGTTCCAACCTGAGGCGCAGGTATCGGCTAGTTTGGAATTAAGGACAACCGCGTCTGCCATGCTTAAAGTGGCGAAGTACTTCAGGGTTAATTCAGCGAAGGCGTCAGGGGTGATTCCCTTTAGGTCTGCCTCTTTCTTTACCTCGGATTCCTTCTCGGTTGCCTCGGCTTTTGCCTCGGCTTTTGCCTCGGCTTTTGTATCCTCGGCAGATTCTAGGCGGTCAATAAATCCTGCATAGGTTTTGATTCCCTCTATGAGAGATTCTACACCCTCAACCCCTGCAACCCGTTGCGCTCTCATGGACACTTTTAGAATTGTCGCAATAGGTTGCTCGGTTGCCCCGTCTAATTTTCTAATTTTCAGGGCTGTACCAAATCCCTCAACCTGTGAGGATTTAATTACGGGGTGTTTGCCCGCTTTCTCTCCCTCTTTAATTGAGGCTTTTGCAATTCTTACTGATGATTCACCCTTATTCATTTTCTCGGTGGTTGATTCAATAAATCCCCACACGCTAGATGTTGAGGTACTTACCAATTCCCGAAAACTGTTAAGAATTGAGGAGTCAATAATTACTGCGGTTTTAACTGCTTTTGTTGCTGTTTCTTTCTTAGCCATTTTCTTATCCTTTTCTTTTGGGTGGGTACTCGGTTTCCCCACTAAGAGAATTGAATCAGATAACCAAATCAAATGCAAATCCATTTTATTGGTTTCGCCATATTTTTTTAGGTGTCTGATTTTCAGACGGCTAGCTAGACATTTCGGTCATAACGGACTAATTGTATCATATCGGGGCAGATAGGGCAAATCGGACATTTAGGCTTGAGAGAATAATTATTATTTTCTAGGGGGGAAAATTGTTTAAGTGGATAGTCTAATTCTCAGCATTAGGTTGAGAGTTATTAAAACTCTAACCCTTTACTAGAGGTTGAGGGTTGATGTTTGACCCTAGGGTTATTAAACTCGGGACATATATATAATATATAGTCCCATAAAAAATTACTGTTATATTATAGGGGGGATATATATATTATACGCTCAGAATGAGCGTTATTATTACCTATCTGTTCGGTTTTAGTACTTTGAACAGGTTATCTATAGTATATATAATATACGGAGTCGCTCCGTTTAAGACTCCGCTCCTATATAATATTATTAATAATTTATAATTATATTGGGGATAGTCTGCCCGTTTATAGGGACCGTTAAATCAGCGTTATTGGGGGCAACTGTGGGTCGCAAACCAGGGGTACAAAACATCCCAAAAGATGTAGCCCAACTACAAGTACTAGAACTGCTAGCCCAGGGTGCTACCGTAGTAGATGCCATGAAGGCTGTAGGTAGAAACGATGTTACCTTCCGTCAATGGTCTATGGCAAACCCAGACTTTAAGGACAAAGCGGACAAAGCCCGCCTTTCAGGCAAAGGTATCAAAACGGACCTTGCCAATCTTAAGGATATCTCTTTCGAGGATTTCTCAGAGCAGTTCCTAGAGACTAAGTTGTTTGACCATCACAAATCTTGGATTGATTTGGTAGAGGGTAAAGAGCCAAGGTTCATGCATCCTAGCATGACCTATGAGCAAGCAGCAACTAATCGTATCTTAATCAACGTACCGCCAGAGCATGCTAAGTCAACAGTGCTTACCATCAACTACGTTACCTACCGTTTATCAGTAGACCCTAACGTTAGAATCATTATCGTATCTAAGACTCAGAGCATGGCACGTAAGTTTTTATCTGCAATCAAAACAAGACTAAGTCATCCTAACTGGACCAAGATGCAAGTATCTTTTGGACCTAACGGCGGCTATAAAGCAGATTCACCAACCTGGTCTGCTGACATGATTTATCTGGGTGCAGGACGAGACTCAGGTGAGAAGGACCCTACTGTACAAGCATTAGGATTCGGGTCACAGATTTATGGTGCTCGCGCCGACCTGATTATCCTTGACGATGTGGTGATGAATGCAAACGCCCATGAGTGGGAGAAGCAAATTGAATGGCTTCAAAAAGAAGTTATCACCCGCCTAGGGCGGCACGGTAAACTGCTTATAGTAGGAACCCGTGTCGCACCTATAGATTTATATAAAATGATTAGAGACCCTGACCAGTGGACTGGCGGGAAAACTCCTTTCACATACATGGCTATGCCATCAGTTTTAGAATTTGATGAAGACCCAAAGAAGTGGAAAACACTTTGGCCTTGGACAGACAGGGCTGAGGGAGAACAGGATGAACCTAATGAGCAAGGACTATACCCCAAGTGGGATGGACCCTCGCTTTTTACAAGGCGGTCTGAAGTTGCTCCGAGTGTCTGGGCTATGGTCTACCAGCAAGAAGACGTCCAATCCGATTCCATATTCTCGCCAACAATTGTTGCAGGATGTGTTAACGGTATGCGAAAGCGTGGACCGCTTAAAAAAGACACGCCAGGACATCCCAAGAACGTAGATTCAACTTATACTATTATTGGCTTTGACCCAGCGGTAACAGGACGCTCTGCTTTCGTAGCAGTATCTTATAATCGCTCTGATGGAAAAATTTACGTTTTAGATTGTATTAACATGGTTGACCCTACTCCTCAAAAAGAGAATGCTCTTATTAAGGAATGGGTAGAAAAGTTTAAGCCTCAAGAGTTCAGGGTTGAAATTAACGCCCACCAGAAGTACTATGCTATGGATACAGAACTGCGTGACTACCTAGCATCCTATGGATGTCAACTTAACTCACACTTTACTGGTAAGAACAAATGGGATGTTGGATTTGGTGTAGCATCTATGGCAAGCCTTTTTGGTTCAGCCAAGGATGGTAGATTCCAAGACAACAATATACTTGAGTTACCAAGCAATGAAGGCTCTGAAGGTCTTAAGTCTTTAGTACAGCAACTTATTATTTGGAAACCTGACACTAAGAACCCAACCGACTGTGTGATGGCATTATGGTTTGCTATTATCCGTTGTAGAGAACTTATGCAGACATCAAGTAGAGTTGGGCAATACCAGACAAACAGATGGGCTACTAGAGCACAGATGGCTGGTAGAGGTTCACTTAATTTAGACGAAGCCTTTGCAGAGCAATGGCAAGAAACTTACAGTTAGGACGTAGATGGCATTAACAATTGAACAGATATCAGCGCGAGTTCAATCGCTGCGATATCGCAATAGCGAGAGAGATGCTCGCAATCTAGATGTTCTTGCTGTCCGTAAAGGCAAAATATCTGAAGTCTATCCTGACTTCTTTCCAGATGGTGTAGATGCTAATGTCGTTGCAAATTTTATTGATGTCGTTGCCAGAGACCTTTCAGAGGTTATGGC